GTATGTACAGCAATAGCAATTAGAGTGTTAGGTGTTGAACATATAGTTACAAATACTAAACTACCATTTCCTACGTTTGTACATATGAAACCGTATGCACAAAGTTGGAAAATACAAACAACAAAATGGCAAGACCGTGTTAGTTGCTTTATTGATGATAAACAACAACTTAAAATAGGTGGACATTTGCAGGACACAGTGTTTCATTATACTGAAAAAGATTTTACGGAGAAATATTATGACAGATTCAATAATTAATTTTCCAGTTAAAGTTCAGAAATTTAAAGAACATAGTGTTCTTAAAGAATTATTATTAACAGCAATTAATGAACAAAAAGAAGTAGAACATTTAATCGGACCTAATAATGATATTACTCGTTGTGATTGGCAACCTGCAAGATTTAATACTAACCGACGTTGGGTAAAGGATATAAAAGATCCGTTAACTGAACATATTGCAAAGTGGGCAGAGTCGTTTGGATATGCAAATTTTAAAGTGCTTGAAATTTGGTTTCAACAATATGCACAGAACAGTAAACACTCTTGGCACACACATGGCGGAAATTTTACGTGTGTGTATTATCTAGATTTGCCTAAAGATACTCCACGTACTCAGTGGATTAATCCTACAACTCTAAATGAAGAAACTTTTTGTGTTGCAGAAGGTGATATTATTATATTTCCAAGTTGGTTAATACATAGAGCACCACAAAATGAATCAAAAAATATGAAAACAATTATTTCATGGAACATTGAAGTTGGGATATCTGATTTCTACGGAGAAGGTCAATGACAATGTCTTGGAAAGAAGTTCCGTTAAAGCCATCACAAACTTGGCTTGATTTTGATTTAGATAGTGGTGTAATAAAAACTATCGGAGCAACACCGTTAAGTAAACATAGTATCGAAGTTGACTATGAGCAAGTTAAAGATTTAATTGAAGGTAAAGTATATTTTAAACACTTTTTAGTTCAATTTAATCCAACTAGCACAATGTATGAGTTGGTTAATAAGCACGACGAAAAGAAATACGAATATAACGTTAATTCTAGTTTATATAAAATACAAAAAACTAATAAAGCAGATATTATAATTTGTAAAAATTATAAAAAGAAACAATGGGAATTAAAGTTTGGTGATTTATTTGCAAAAACATTGCTCAAAAACAACGTTACATTACAAACAGTAAAGCATTTTAGTGTAGTAGAAAAGAATAACCCATTTGTACTATACAGAACATTAACATTCAATTTAGCGTCAAATAATTTAGTCTTGCAATTTAATGATAATGATGCTATAATAGAATTTGACATTTATACGAATAAACTTTTTAACAGTTATGGGATACAAATTGAACAAGATTAAGATACAAGATGTTGATATTATCTTTCTAAGTTATGATGAGCCTAATGCTGAAGAAAATTGGGCAGACTTACAACGGAAGATACCTTGGGCAAAACGTGTACACGGAGTAGAAGGATCAGATGCGGCACACAAAGCCTGTGCAGATTTATCTGAAACAAAACATTTTGTAACTGTAGATGGTGACACTATTGTCGACCCTAAGTTTATGCAAGTTGAATTAGACTTAGATAAGTTAGGTGTAGACGATGACTATCAATTTAGTTGGTGTGGTAAAATTGATGTTAACGGACTTATGTACGGCAATGGAAGTTTAAAGATGTGGACAAAAGATTTTGTTAAAAATATGAAGACACATGAAAACACTGACGGATCAGATGAAACAAGTATTGAATTTTGTTACTTTGACAACTATTATCAATTAAATGAAAACTATAGTAAAAGTATTATTACAGCAACTCCACATCAAGCATGGAGAGCAGGATTCCGTGAAGGCGTTAAAATGAGTCTGGATAGGGGAAAGCCAACAGAAGATATTAATTCATTATGGTGGCAAAATAGACACAGACTTTTTATTTGGCAAATGGTAGGTTGTGATGTTCCTAATGGTATCTGGGCGGTATATGGCGCACGACTTGGAACATATATGAATATGTGTACAGATTGGGATCATACACAGACAAGAGACTTTACTTACCTCAATGAGTTATGGAAAGAACACGAGACTGTTACAGTCGCAGAAGAATGTAAAGAACTAGGAAAGAAATTAATTAATGAATTAGAATTACCTATTGCCGTTGTTCCGTTTGATAAATTACAAAGTGAATTTTTTAAGACAGTATACATAAACGGCGATAGAGTAATTAGGCGTAAATGAAAATAAGATATTATCATAATATTGATGGTTGGCGTTGGCTAGGATTTGTATTAGCAATGGTTAGTGCATTTTTATTAAGTGGCGGTAATCCTGCAATACAATGGTTAGGATGGGGCATCGCTTGCTTTAGTTGTAGCATATGGATTTACATGGGATGGAAAGATGGTGATACTCCTAGGGCATTAATGGAGTTAATGTATTTGCTTCTTGCTATAAGAGGCGTTTGGAATTGGATTCAATGAGTGAATTAGACAGAATTAAAACAGTAATGCCAGAAATTGATAAAATTTCTCCTTCATTCTGTTTGGCTAAATGGCATCATGTTACTATCTATTTGCAAACAGGCGAAACACACAGTTGTTATCATCCAGCACCTCACAAGATTCCTTTAGAAGGATTAATAGATAATCCAAGCCAATTGCATAATACTCCGCAAAAGAAACTCGAACGTAGAGAAATGTTAGCAGGATTAAAACCTAGTGGTTGTCAATACTGTTGGAACATTGAATGTATGGGTAAAGATTACATTAGCGATAGACATATTAAAACAGCAAGTATTCATACACCAGAACGTATTGAAGAAATTACAAGTAATCCTTGGGACTATAATATTAATCCCGAATATATTGAAGTAAACTTTAGTAATGAGTGTAATTTTAAATGCGGTTATTGTCATCCTAAGTTTAGTAGTAGATATTGGAACGAAATTAAACAACACGGACCATATAAAGATAGTACAGCACATCGTAACGATATTGACTGGATAGAATTATATGAAGAAGAATCTAATCCTTATGTAGAAGCATGGTGGAAATGGTGGCCTGAAGTTAGTAAGACATTGAACATCTTACGTGTTACAGGTGGAGAGCCTTTGATGCATAAAAGTACTTGGAGGCTTTTTGAAGAATTAAAATCAAATCCAAAGCCGCATTTAAATATTGAACTTAACAGCAATATGGGTGTAAAGCCTGCACTAGTTAAAAAATTAACACAAGTCGTAAAAGAACTTAGAGAAACTAATTGTATTGCAAGTTTTAAATTATATACAAGTATAGATACATGGAGTAACCGTGCAGAATATACACGTACTGGATTAGATTTAAAAATTTGGGAAACAAATTTAGATTATTATCTATCCAACACACCCTGGCCTGTAACATTTATGATTACATTTAACATATTCTCTGTTACAAGTTTCAGTTCTTTGTTAGAAAAAATATTAGAATGGCGTAAAAAATATAATACAGATGAACAAACAAAATGGCAACGTATAAGGTTTGATACGCCATACCTAACTGATCCTATTCAGTTTGATATAAACATACTTCCTAAAGATGAATTCATGCCTTATATGAAAAAGCACTTAGAGTTTATTGTTAATAATTTAGATGACACAAACAGAACTAAATTTAGTAGTTTGGAATATGAAAGATTTAGGAGAGTAGTTGACTATATGGAAACAACAAACTATTCTGAGAAAAAACTATTAAACGGAAGAAAAAACTTTCATACATGGTTTAGAGAATACGATAAAAGACGCAATACTAATCTTGTAGAAACGTTTCCTGAATTTAAAGAATTTTACAATTTTTGTAAAACTTGCTAACTAATTTCTGATTGTGTATTAATACGTCTTCTATATCTTGTAAGTTACAATCATTATTAGCAATGTGTTCAATTAATTCAAAAATAGCAATTAACCTATCTGTAGGATTTTCAATACTGTCGTAGTCTTCACTCCACAAACTATCAAATGTTTTAAATCCAAGTTCTTTAATATATTTTAAAGTATGCGGCGGTCCAACCATAACAAACGGTCTACCATATAACATTGCATTAAATGTTTTTTCACTAAAGTTAGCAGTAGGTTGTGCAAAACGTGTTTCGTTAACAATAGCACACATACTATCTAAATAAAATGCTTCTAGTCCTCTACCTTGAGGAGCAAACACAGGCCATTGCTTCATGCTGGCATCAGTTGTTTTTGCATTTTTATAATCTAATACATATGGAATATTTTGATTTAATGTATCGATATTTTGTTTAATTATTGTTTCGTAATTAGTACCACTCCATTTGTCTAGTTCAATCCAAGTGCGGTCCATTAATAATTCATAGTTAGTTTTAAAGTTCCAACTTAAATAACAATCTTTGTCTACAAGAAATGCAGATAGTAAATGACGATGTTTAGTATAACGCCAGTTTGGACAAATAAATTTTTTATTATAATTTAAATCAAGTGTAGTATTACCACCACAAAAGAAATCACGTAAAAATATATCCATGCAAAATAAGTTTAATGTTGGATAATTTTTAGCATAATATTTTTGTATATTATAATCTCCTGTATATACATTGATATTTTTAATACTGTTCTTTTGTTGCCAATTAACAATACTATCTAATTCGTCTGCATAAAGATTATCAAATGTATTAAATTCACTATAGAAATGGTTGTTATGGATCGTATCTTTTATATATGGACTAACAGGCTCGTACAAGTAGATATCAACACCCTTACTTAATTTTTTATATGTTTTAGGAGACAGTTCTAAACTGTCAAACTGTTTGATATGATTAGTACCTGTGTAAACAAAAGTAGGACGAGTTGTATCTTTTAATAAAGATTCACGGAATAGTTCAGTTAACATTCCTTTATCTTTGTTGCGTATATTTTTCTGTGGAATATTTTTCCAGAATAAGTCCTGGACAAACATTAGTAACTTCCTGTAATTTGTAAAGTGTATCTTGGATCTACGCCAATGTTACTTGCGGCGTGTGGAGCATCGGCATCCCATAAAACATATTCTCCTGCTTTATAGTTTACAACACCAATACCTTCTACTTCAAAGTAATGACCTGGTTTCCAATCTTCTAAAAATACAATAGCACGTCTTACATTTTTTCGTTCTTGATTAAACACACGACAATATGTATTAAAATGATCAACGTGTGTAGGCATAATATCTAATGTATCCATTCTATAAAACACAAATCCAGGATTATGTAAATTTAATAATGATGCAACTTTTTCTACCCATTCAGGCATTGGATTTTTACTGTCATACATTTTGCCTGTTGTAGTAGTATGTGTATATCCTTGTTCACGCCAAGCATCTGCTTCTTCACCTGTAATAGGTTGTCTAACGTAATTAAAATCTTTGAAATCATCATTCCAAAGTTTGCTAATAATCCCTCTATAAAACATCTCTATGTGTATCCAGTGTTACGCAGTGAAATCCACCGCCAAGTGTTCTTTGATGTCTTGTTGGCAACATAGCACAATCAATACCTTGTGCTTCAAGAACTTTACGTAGTGGCTCCTGATGTTTCTCAAGTGCTACTAACTTAGTATTTACACTAAACAAGTTCATATTAATCCATGTACTTGCATTACACCATTTAGGATAGTGACCGATATCAACAGGTTCAGGACACCATAATATATCCCAGTTTCTAAAAGGTTCTGGCAAATCGTCTTTACTTTTAATCCTACTTGGGTTAGCAAGTAATAATCCTTCACGTAAGAATGCTATAGTACTATCAATATGCATATAACTATAAACGTCTTGTAATAAATGCACTTTGGCTCTATCACCTAATGCATCTTGCAGTAGTGTTGCACCTAGTTTATTTCCGCTATTACTTACAAGATATAAAACGTGATCGTTAGCACGAATAACATTTGCGGCATCGAAAGCAGGTTCAAATTCGTTTAATGCAAGTATGTCTTTATTGCCAATGCAGTCAGTGTTATACAATGCACTTTCGTAATAACAACGTATTTCTTTAGGATTATTTAAATGTTTTTCAAATGCTTTCCATTCGCCTTTTCTTGCACGAATAGGCATAGGTGTTGCAAGTGTTAAATCTCCATGTACAAATACACTATCTCGAGGACAATAATTATAATAATTACAATCAGTAGCATCTGGCCGTACAACCTCAACTGATTCTCCTTTTAAAAAATCTACAAAAACTTCTAAATCTTCATTTGCTTCATCGATAACTTGTTGCGGATAAGAGCCTTTAATAATTTCTGTTTCGTCAGATTTATCTGCAAAGTTTACACAGCGTAAACTAATATCAATGTCATTTGGAATTTTAGCATTATCTGCAATTCCTACAATTACTTTACGAAGTTGTCCCCATTCGTTACTAGACATATGATTTACGTCCTTCCCAATGTTCTAAAATTAAATCTTCTAATTCAAGATTACTCATTCGAGAATTTTCGCCTTTTAATTGTTGAATAATTATTTCCATGTTAGAACACCAGTCTTTTGTTGATTGTTTTAAATGATATCCAAGACTTGGATAAATTGTATTTTCCACATAATCCAAATGTTCTAGTACACTAGGGTGTGAGTCATCTTGATATACGCATTTTGTTTTAGGAAATATATTATTTGAACCTGGCAAATGATTTGGAACACTTGTAATATGCCCATTAAAAATATCTTGTGTAAATTGTTTTATATAAGCATTGCCTTGTAATATAGCAGTTTCGTTTCTTATGTCGTCGTTTTCTACACTCCAGTGTTTTTGTAGGTATTCGTTTGAATAATAATCACTGTTTAGTATGTTGCCTTCAGTAATCCATTTTTCGTCTTTAAGTAAATCAACTCTAGTCCAACTACTCCAAACTATACAAATAATATCTTCTGTCTGAAAACTATGTTTGCGATTTGCTTCCACTAGTCTACAAGCAATGCCCTGATTCCCCATACCTGCTTTTCCATAGTTATGATTTTCACAGCCTAAATCTTTTGCAACAATATCACTCCATGTAGGCCAAATGTATTCGGTATACGAGCAACCAAAAGTAAACAATCTCATTTAAAAACATCCATATCTGGCAGATACGGATAATCATCACTACTCCATATTTTGCCTTTTTCTAAATCGTTAATTTTATCTAAACCAAGTTGTGCAGTTTCTGGAGTCATATAATAATGATATCCTACAAATTTAATATTTTGTTCCGCCCAAGGTTTGTCGTCTGTTCGTCCATCATATGCCATTTGTTTTAGAATATTATAATCTCTCTCACTAGGACAAAGTATTGCACCGCCTCTGCCTAAACTTAATGCTTTTTTATATTGAAAACTTAAACACATAAACATATTATTAATGTATGAGTGTCTTTCAAACATTGTAGCCGCATCGATTATTCTTGTATTACCTAGAGGATAAGATCTAGTCCATTCAATGTCTTGAAATTCCCAATCAAGGCCGAGTTTTTCTAAGGTAAAGGGTATGCTAATATATGTCCTACTTGGAACAGTAATTTTAGTTTGTGGCTGTAAGTATCTTAGGCTCAACTCAATAGCATGAGTGCAACTATCTACAGCAACAGCATAAGGAGAACCATAGTACTCTGCTATTGCTTTTTCAAATTTATTGACGGTTTCAAACATACACATATTTATATACGCAGATAATAAGTATAAGTGTGAGTGAAATGAGTTATAACAACATCGTTATGTGGTCAAAGCATTGGAGTCTAACCAACTTCTTGAAGACTATTGACAATAATCCAAATTCTAATATTGTAATATTAGGTGCAGAAGAATTTAGTATGTTAGGTTGGGAAAATTATCCTAATCAAAAAAAAGTTAATAAGCATATTAAAGGAAAGAATGTTCATTTTGTTGCAGGACATTTTGGAGGCAACAATAACTTTTGGCCTAAGTATGGAAATTTGATTGTTTGGAAAAGTTTTTGGCCGGCAAACACAGTTTACGAATTTAACAAATTTAATCATTCAATTTCTAATAAAGATATATCAATTCCATTTATTAGTATGAACAACCAACCTTGGCAACATCGTTGTCTAATGATGGATACACTTGCAAAACATAACTTAATTGATAAGGGTAGTATTAGTTGGAATAATCTTATTAATGATTATGATTGGAAGTATTGGAAACAAGAACGATTAATTATTGATAAAGAGTATGCTAGTACAACTGCTCAATACAGTACGTTGCCAAATGATTATAATTTTAGTTTAGTAAGTCTAGTTAATGAATCAACAATGGAAACAATGTTTCCTACAGAAAAGACTTACGCTCCTATATATTATAAGAAACCATTTTTGGTTTTTAGTGTACAAAACTATCACAAGATGTTAAGTGAAGAATTTGGATTTGAAATGTATGATGAATTATTTGATTATAGTTTTGATTCAGAGCCAAATCAAGAAAAACGTGCAGATATGATTGCAATTCAAATTAGAAATTTAGTTAATCAAAACTATAACGATCTTTATAAAAAGGTTGCACAAAAAGTAGAAAGAAACTATAATAAACTAATAGATATTAGTTTAGATAAAAGTCGTGTTCCAAAAATTGTATTGGAATGCGGTGCGTATAAAAAATTAATTGAGGTTATGAAATGAGTATTATTGGATATATTGGTGTAGGTAAATTAGGTGTACCCTGTGCTGAGGAAATTGTTAAGAAAGGTCATAAAGTAAATGGATATGACATTTCGCCAATTGTTTCTGATTTAATTAATCAGAAAGACACTATTGAAGAAACTGTTAAAGATGCTGATATTGTATTTGTTGCTGTTCCAACACCTCACGATCCTGCATATGATGGGAAACGTCCGACAAGTCATTTAGAACCTAAGGATTTTAATTACGACATTGTTAATACAGTATTAGAAGAGGCAAACAAATATATGAATAAAAAACAGTTGCTTGTTTTAATATCAACTGTATTACCTGGAACAACACGTAGAGAATTTGTACAACGTGTAACTAATACTAGATTTGTTTATAATCCTTACTTAATTGCAATGGGTACTGTAGGTTGGGATATGATTAATCCCGAGATGATTATGATCGGTACTGACGACGGTAGTGAAACTGGCGATGCAAAACAGTTACGTGATTTTTATGATACCATAATGGAAAATAATCCTCGTTATGTAATTGGAACATATGATGAGTGCGAATGTATCAAAGTATTTTATAACACATTTATTTCAACAAAACTAAGTCTTGTTAATATGATTCAAGATGTAGCCGAACGTCAAGGAAATATTAATGTTGACGTAGTTACTAAAGCACTTGCTGAATCAACAATGCGTATTATGAGTGATCGTTATATGACAGCCGGCATGGGAGATGGCGGAAGTTGCCATCCAAGAGATAACATCGCTTTACGTTTTATGGCAAAAGAACTTAATCTTGATTATGATATATTTGATAGCATTATGACAGCAAGAGAAGTGCAAGCAAAGAACCTTGCTAAATTTGTTGTTAAAACAAAAGAGAAATATGGTGGAAGTATTTTGTTAAATGGAGTTTCTTACAAACCGGGTGTTTCTTATACTGACGGAAGTTATGCATTATTAGTAGATTACTACATTCGAGAACTGGGTGAATCGGCAATTTACATTGATCCGTTAGTATCTGAAATCCCAAGTAGTGCATACAATCCTACTGGAGTAATTTTATTGTGCCATCCAGAACCATATGTAGAGTATGGAACAGATTCTGTGTTTATCGACCCTTGGAGACAAATGAAACCTGACTCTAACTATATGGTTATTCATTACGGGAATACAAGAAAGAAATGATTTATTCAAAGTCTAAACCTTTATTATATTTTGAGGAAGTTGCAGGAAAGTCATTACATTGGTATTGCGGAGATGATTCTGAAAACTATGTAATACATAATAAACCAGATTGGAAATATTATTCTACTGCTGACAAGTTAGATTACACTTTTAATAGTTTAGGTTATAGAACTAAAGAGTTAGACAAATTAGATAATGACTATATTCTTGTTTTTGGATGTAGTTATACTGAAGGCGTTGGGTTATTTGAAAACGAACTATGGTGTAATATATTAGGTAAAGATTTAAACATTGACGTTGTTAACTTAGCCAAAGCAGGTACTGGACCTGACATTATTAATATTAACACACAATTATTTGTTAAAAATAAATTTGTTAAACCTCGTGCAGTTGTAATACAATGGCCACAAGCATCAAGAAAAAGTTTTGGTTATATAGAACGTGAAGGACTATTTAAAAAAGCAATTAGATTAGAAGATAGAAATATTCAATGGTCTGATGTTTTAGACGAACCGGCTGACACTTACGAAATGTTAGATTCTCAGTGGTATTTTAAACGTTGGGCGTTAGAAGACGGTCAAATGTTATTTGAAAATAGTTTACATATTAATAGTGTAAACAACTTATGGAACGCACTAGGCGTTCCAGTCTTTCATTGGACCTTCCAAGGAGACTTTGCTACTTCTTATGATAAGGATATGTTTGCTAAACTTAATTTAAAAAATGAAGATAGAGCCAGAGACAATGCACATGACGGTCCGTTGATTCATCAGGAAGTAGTAGATAAAATTAGGGATAACGTAAGATGTATGATATAGTTTTTATTAGTTATGGTGAGCCTCATGCTGATCAGAACTTTGAATTTTTAAAAAGTAAATTTCCAATGGCAAAGCGTGTAAAAGATATAGAAGGAATACATCAAGCACATATACTTGCGGCAAAGAAATGTTTTACTAAAATGTTTTGGGTAGTGGATGGCGATGCAGTATTGCAAAACGATTTTAATTTTGATTACGAGGTTTCCGAGTGGGATTTAGAAACAGTTCATGTATGGAGAAGTCTAAATCCTGTAAACAACTTGGAATATGGATACGGTGGGGTTAAACTTCTCCCTAGATCACTCACACTGAACATGGACACCACCGTACCCGACATGACAACAAGTATTAGTAGTAAGTTTAAAGCAATGCCTGAAATAAGCAACATGACTGTTTTTGACACCGACGAGTTTGCAACTTGGAAGAGTGCGTTTAGAGAATGTGCAAAATTAGCAAGTAGATCTATTAAAGGCCAAGTAGATGAAGAAACAGAAAAGCGTTTAGAAACTTGGTGTACTGTAGGAAACGGACAATACGGCAAATATGCTATTCATGGTGCTCTAATAGGAAAACATTGGGGAGAACAATATAAAGATGACAAAGAAATGTTATATAAAATTAATGATTTTAAATGGTTAAAAGAACAATTTAATGACTATAGCGATTCCATTTAAAGATATTAACAAGTTCGGTCAACGCACAATGTTAGACACACAGTTGTTTAATGTTAGTTGGATACTTGGACGTTTTTGTAATTACAAATGTAGTTACTGCTGGCCATATGCTAATACAGATAAACCTGATCATCAAGACTTAACCGTTTATAAAAATACTATTGATGAAATAAAACGTCAAGCACGAGAAAATGGATTCACTGATTTTCATTTTAGTTTTAGCGGAGGAGAACCCACTGCCTATAAATACTTTGGGGAGATTATAGATCATTACTGTAGTGATACAGTACCTGAATATCAAAGTATACACATGACTACAAATTTGTCACCGGGCAGTAAGTGGTGGAATACTTTTATAAAGAATACTAAGAGTTTACAACGTCGAAGTGTTACAGCAAGTTTCCATGCAGAGTTTGCTAATGAACAAGAGTTTGGAGATAAATGTCTTCAATTAATGAAGGACGGAGTATATGTTACAATTAATCAAGTTATGGTTCCAGAGCAGTTTGACGAGTATCTTGAAAGATGTCAAAGATTTGCCGACAGAGGAATCAATGTTACGGTTAAGCCGCAATCAGATCCTACTGCGTCATTTGTGGTCAATAGTTACACGGAAGAACAGTTAAAAATTATGCAACAAGGATTTCCACAACATATACAAGATGAGGAAGTCTATCAGATTAAATTAACAGATGGCATAAAGGAATATTATTTAGATCAAGCAGAACGCTTTAATGCTTTTGACTTTAACAAGTTTAAAGGTTGGACTTGCAATGCAGGGTATCAAAGTTGTATTATACGCGGTAATGAAGTTAAGAGAGCATACAGTTGTAAGGAAGAACCCTTAGGCACGCTACAAGACGGTTTTACGCTGTTTAAAGCACCATCTAAGTGCGTTACTGATACTTGTGTAAGTAGTGCAGATAGCAAAATACCAAAGGTTCAACGATGAAAATAGATATCGAAGACATAAAATTTTGGATGGATGCAATTCGTAACAGCGAAGATAGAGATAGAATGCTAGATAGTTTTTGGGGAGGACAACTATTTTCTAAAAGATGGTTAGTAGAGCATTTAGAAAAAATTTGTAGAATTCAAAATGCAAGTATAGTAATTCATGGCGGCTGGAATGGTGTATTAGCAAGTATGCTTTTTAATAGTAGTGTAGGTATTAAACGTATTATCAGTGTTGACATCGATCCTAAGTGTGAACAAATTGCATATACTATTAATAAAAGACATGAAATTGATGGAAAATTTAAAGCAGTAACTTGTGATATGGCAGAATATGAATATGAGTTCCATCCTGATATTATTATTAATACTAGTTGTGAACATATTACACAAGAAACTTATGACAAGTGGTTAGAAAATATTCCTAACACTCCTACAATTATATTACAAAGTAATAATTATAATAAGTTAGAAGAACATATTAATTGTGTTAATAGTATTGAAGAGTTTAAAGATAAATCTAATTTACATGATGTAACAGGCTTAGAATATAAACCACCTCATGTTGAATACACACGATTTATGTTAGTAGGAAGACCTTAATGTATAAACTAAACGAAATACGAGCAATCCATTTAGAAGTTACATCAAAGTGTCAAGCCTCTTGTCCTATGTGTGCTAGAAATTTACAAGGCGGCATACTAAATCCCTTCCTTAAATTAAACGAAGTTGATCTAGGAACTTTTGTTAACTGGATACCGAGAGATATTGTACGTCAACTAGATCGTTTGTATATGTGTGGTAACTTTGGCGATCCTATTATTGCAAAAGATACACTTGAAATATTTAAGTATCTACGTGAAACAAACGAGTCAATTAATTTAAGTATGAATACAAACGGCAGTGCTAGAGATCCTAAATGGTTTAAAGACCTTGCTAAACTAAATGTACGTGTTCGATTTGGTATTGACGGATTACAAGATACACATAGCAAATATCGCATTGGTACAGACTGGAATAAAATTATAGAAAACGCAAGGGCATTTATTAATGCTGGTGGATATGCTATTTGGGATATGTTAATTTTTAGTCATAATGCTCATCAAGTTGATGCTTGTAGAGATCTAGCAGGTACAATAGGCTTTAAAGAATTTTATAGTAAAAATACAAGTAGGTTTAGAGATGACGAATTACCTGTACTTGATAAAAATGGAAAACAAGTAGATGTATTATATCCAACAGAAAAAAGTACAGAACAAAAAGATAAAATTAAACAAGTAAAAGCCTCAGAAGAAGTTTGTACTATCAAATGTAAAGTAAAAGAAGAACGTGCAATTTATATAGGTGCTAATGGAAACTTATTACCTTGTTGCTGGCTGGACCATGATTATATACAACCTACATCAACAAGTAGAATTGACTTTTTAAATCATTTTGCAAATTACCCTAATTTGCATAGGAATACTATGCAAGAAGTGTTTTCTTCAAACTTCTTTAATAAAATAGAACAAGGTTGGAAAACTAATCCATTAAAAGAATGTAAAAAACAGTGTGGAACATATGACAGATTCAAAGAACAATTCAACTAAAACATTTTGTCCTTTACCGTGGATACACTTAGCAACTCGTCCCAATGGCGATGTGCGTGTATGCTGTACTGCTAATGCCAGTGGCGCAGGTGTAACTGACGACAAAGAAGTTGGACTTGTAAAACGTGATGGTGTTGCAATGAACGTTCGAGATCATACTATTGAAGAAGTATGGAACAGTGAACATATGCGTAATACTAGATTACAAATGTTAAATGGTGAAGTGCCTGCAAGTTGTCGCAAATGCTTTGAAGAAGAATCAAAAGGAATTAAAAGTAAACGTAACTGGGAAACAGAAGTTTGGAAAGAACGTATTGATGTTGACAGCATAGTAGCACAAACTAATGATGACGGAAGTTTACCTGTAAACATTCCTTATTTTGATTTACGTTTAGGTAATATGTGTAATCTTAAATGTGTGATGTGTAGCCCGCACGATAGTTCAAGTTGGATTAAAGACTGGAAGTTACAATATCCGCAATATAAAAATCCTCAACTAAAAGAAGACCAAGGGTGGAATCCTAACTTTGATTATACTTGGTATAAGAAAGGTAGTTTTCTTGACAGTATGAAAAATCAAGCACAGCATATTAAAGAGTTATATTTTGCCGGCGGTGAACCTTTAATGATTCCAGAGCATTATGATATACTTGAATTTATGGTTGCTGAAGGCCATGCAAAAAATTGCATACTCCGATACAATTCAAATGGTACAGAAATTAATGATACAATATTAAAATTATGGACTAACTTTAAACAGGTTAAATTTAATTTTAGCATTGATGCTATTCACGAACGTAATGATTATATAAGATATCCTAGTAAGTTTAAACAAATTGAACAAAACTTAAAACTATTAGACGATACTCCAGATAATATTATAATTAATATTGCTTGTGCAGTACAAGCATTGAACGTACATCATATTGTAGATTTAGCAGAATGGAAACTACAACAAAATTTTAAAAAGATTAATAAAGCACCATTCGGCGCAGGAATAATAGGATTACATTTAGTTTACTTACCTAGTTATATGAACGTTAGAGTATTGCCCAAAGAGATTAAAGAGAAAGTATCTGCAAAGATAACTAACTTTGCAACACATTTTTTACGTGACTTTGAGTTTAATACAAACCCTTATGGTAAAGAACGTTGGTTAGGACTTGTTAATTATATGAATGCAGAAGATTGGAGCCACAAACTTCCTGCATTACAAGAGTATTTAAAAATTAGTGATAAAACTAGGGAACAAGACTTTGTTAGTGTGTTTCCTGAATTGGAGATAGTATATGGACCAAACTGAAATTGAAAGAGCATTGCGTTGGCAAAGCCTAGTCAACTTGGGTCATCAAGTTAAACTTAAATGGCATATCAATCATCACGCTGTTGAACAACAACTAGAGCAGTTTAAAGATAACTGGTGTCCTTATAATGCTAAGAAAGATACACATAACAATAGATGGGGATTACCAGTAACTAGTCACACAGGCGATGTTATGGACAATTACCATTTGAATAGTTTTGGACATATGCAAAAATATCATGATGTTGAAATGAAGGAAGAAAACTTTAACACTCCTACAGAAGTATATCATAAGATCCCCGAACTTAAAAAAATAGTAGATATATTCTCACCCGACATTGGGCGTGTACATTTATTACGTATAGATCAAGGCGGATTCTTCCCACCACATAGAGATTTTCACGGAACTAGTCCAGAATACTTTAGACTGTTAGTTGTGTTTGGAAGATGTAGTCCTGAAAACTATGTACAGATGTTAGACGGTAAACCTTTGTACCCAGAAGCAGGATATGTGTACTTTACAAACTTTCAACTAGATCACAGTGTGTTTAGTTTTAGCGATAACTTGTATAGTCTTATTTTGACAGTAAAACTAAACGAGCGCACACAGAAACTTATACTAGATAACACAATGGCAGAATGAAATTAACTTACCAAGACATAGCAAAAGAAAACTGGTTCCTTGTTAGTTGGACATTAAGTAACAAGTGTAACTATCGCTGTTCCTATTGTCCTGATCATCTACATAACGGTAGTACAGGTCAACCTCAATGGGAAACAGTAAAACGATTTGTTGAAAATTTTAAAGTTACAGGTAAAAATATTTGTTATAGATTAAGTGGCGGTGAACCTACACATTGGAAACATTTTTTAGATCTTGCTAAATTGATAAAAAACCAAGGACACACTTTTAGTTTTTTAACTAACGGTAGTAAAAGTGTAGATTATTATAAAATAATTTCACAATATACAGATGGATATATTATTTCATATCATCCTGAATACGCAGATCTAGAACATATTAAAAAAGTAATACAAAAAAGTTACTGTCCTGTATTTGTTAATCTAATGTTGGCCCCTGAGAACTTTGATGAAATGTTTAACATTGCAGAAGAAATTTATTTAAGTAGTGATAATGTTAGCGTATGGCCTAAAATTATTTTAGATAAATCTAATATAGATGCAATTACAAATACTCCAGCAAAATATACACAGGAACAATTAGATACAATTAAAAATTGGCCTTTCTTTAGTCAACTTCCAGATACACATTTACATAGAGGCGAATTATTTTTAGATGAACAACCAGTTACTGCAAATGATTTAATAGCCAATGATCAAAATAAATTTTATGGTTGGAAATGTTGGGCCGGACTACATATGATTAATGTTGATATGTGGGGTAACATATATAGAGCAGATTGTAAAGAAGGCGGCGCATTAGGAAACATTGAGCGTTATAAGTTACCAACTGAAACAGTACAATGCGGTAAACAAGTATGTGCTTGTTTAAGCGATATCTATTTAAGAAAAGAGAGTGTCTAGTTCAGGACAAACATCTAGTACGTTTGTACCTCTCAACTTATCAAGTTCTACAGTAAATTCAATAAACTTTTCTAAGTTATTAGGATCATAGTTTTCTGTATATTCAGTCTTATCTAAAATAAACGTTGGAAGAATTGTTGGATTAAGATATGCAGGCGTTGTAACTACGTTGTTAAGATATAATTCATAATTGTCTTTGCGTACATTTTCAAACCAACTTCGAATTTCATCTAAGTGACAAACATTATAAGTCATTACAGTTCCAGCAAAAATAACACGATCCATTTTATCAAAGTGTTTTAGATTTTCTTCAAATTGCTCAAATGTAAAGTTATTACCGCCTCGAATGTACTCGTATAATTTACCTACACCTTCAATACTAATGTGCCATTTAGTTTCTTTAAACTGTTGTGCAAGTTCGTCAAACTCTAAATCAACAATAGTACCGTTTGTACTAATATCAAGTGTAATATTTTTAGAAAGATCTAATTCGATTAGTTTTTGCATTATTTGTTTGTTTGCCGGTTCCATATAAGGTTCGCCGCCTTTAATATTAACATACTGCAAGTTCTTAAAATATTCTGGATATTCAAATAATCTATCAACGATATCCGGCGATAGATTTCTATAACCAAAATCTGGCTCATGTATAGGACGTTGAATTCCTAATGAATCAAGTTTAAGATCCTCTTTGATCCAAGCAGTTGAGTTTACCCCACTACACATACGACATTTTAAATTACAAACATTACTCATATTAAATTCTAAAAAGTAAATGTCATTCTTACCTTTGCTTTCTGGTTTAAGCATAGGATTTAATACTTGTTCAAAAAACTTACGCCTGCTATGTCCGTTGGTACTTTCTTTTGCCGTACATTGTAAACAGTTGCTAGGAAACTCTCCGGTTGCAATTATTTGTTGTGTTAATATTAATCCAGGATGACGAAGTATTGTTGGCAAATCATCTTTAAGTAAATTTCCGTGACGACCTGTGTAAACACAATCAGGTACAACGTCACCGTTGAAACGTATACTTAAGGCGTGCCAAGGAGCGTAACAGTTCATAGTACAGCCACCGTTTCTATGTCCAACCAATCGTTAACAGTAACTAGTGTTGAACTATCATCGTGTGTATTATAAACGATTGTGTGTATTTTGTCTTTGTAAATTACAGGACGCCCAAACATTAAATTATCTGGATATGTTTTTGAAATCCATATTCCGTTAGGGTCTACTTTATATAAAGAACATCCAGGAGTTCCTGCTGGTAAGAAATAAGCATAGCCTTTAAAAGCAATACCGCTACGATATCTAAACTTACCACCGTAAGTTTCTTTTATACTAAATTGAAAACTTTCTTTAGTAACAGTATTAAACACTACACCTTTATTACTTTCTCCATGTTCTGTTCCGTATGGTAATCCAATAATAACATCGTCAACTAGTACTTGTGCATTATATTTTTTAGCAAAGTCGTCAACATTTAATTTATGTAGTTGGCATTCTTTTGTTTTTGTATCAAACTCAATTACTTCGTTTAGTCCTGGAGTTTCTCCGAACGGTAAACTAAAAAGTTTATCACCTACAACAACAGCATCGGTATACTTGCGTGATACTTCTGGTAAGTCTAGTTTGTGCTTAATTACTTTCTTGCCATTAAACTCTAGTATGTTTGAATAGTGAACACTTTCACCTCTTGGCATACTGTAATAACTTCCGTTACAATACACGGTACCCATATGTGCTTTCTTTTCGTTTGTATCTACTTCAACGGTTTTAACTTCGTTGTCTTTAATATAAATTAAGAATTGGGTATCTTCGTAGCCTAGAGGAAAACTACAAGCAGTGTTACCGTGACTAGCAACACTATAGAATTGTCCCTTACCTGTTTTATCTAGTGTATGGTATATTGGCTTTTTATCTTTTAGTTGTACAACAACATTTAGGTCATCGTAAATGCCATATGGAATAAGCCATACGCTGTCGTCAGTAACTCCTACAGCATTAAATTTACTAGTTGCAGGTGGCACGTTATCTAAAGGAATAAGAGTAGTGTGGTTTTTATGGAAAGCACACATATCATAATCTTCATTGTTCTTAGTACCAAACGGCGGACTAATTAGTTCGTCTTTGTTTACTTCTAATACAAGATGTCTAATACGTGCTTCTTTATAAAAATCTTCAAATGCTTTATACATTGTTTAAATCTATTGTGTTTAATACAGTGCCGGATATTGTATCAAAAATTAATACTGTTTGAAATGTTTCACTTTCACCGTACGGAAATGCAAAAATTGTATCTTGTACCATTACACAATCATTATACTTTTCTATAGTTGTACTGTCTTTAAAATGATCACCGATATCTATAGTATATGTACTATCGTCTTTTGTATCAATAACCAATACTTCTGCTAAATCGCCCTGGCTCTTCCAAGTATCTTCAGGTTCACAAACACAACCGCCTCTTGGAATATAATAAATTTTCCCTTGACTATTTTCTAACCCAGTAAAATATTTTTTACTTTCTTTTCCTATGTCTAAATTTTTAATATACCAATCATCTGTAACACTGTTGATCACCAGCATCTCACTCCAGTCTTCATCGTGACCTGCTGGAGGAAAATAAACTTTTCCGTTTTTTGCAACAGTATGTGAGTAGTATTTTCTACTAGTTTGTTGTTGTTTTGTTTTTACACCTTGCCAACCTTTTCCGTCAAACTTTGCTAGAATGTCAAACACAGGACTTTCGCTATATGGTGGTGCATATAATTTGTTACCCACTTTTGCTAGTGTGGTAAACTTTTTATTACAGGTTCGATCCTCATCGTAGTCTACCCACCAAGAACTCATATCAATTAATTTATAACTGCTATTAAAACAATCATACTCTAATCTATAAGGAAAGAATGTGTCGTGATTTTCACCTCGGGGCATTCCGTAAATAATACCATCTACCATTTGTGTAGTGTGCCACATTTTAGTATCAGTAACAGGAATGTCTAAACTCATCATTTTAAAGTTATGCGATTTCATATTGAAGTCTAGTACATAGGTAAACGGTTCGTGTTCCCCGTAAGGAATAGCAATAATTCTATCACCGTAAACGTGTCCTTGTACATACTTGCCTCGTCCTTTTATTCTTAAATCAATATAATCAACACTGTCGTCTTTTGTGTCTACAATTAGGATACGACTTTCGTTATAGGGCAAGAAATAGATCTTGTCACGATGTACAATACCTTTTTGCCATTTTTCTGTGGAATCATCTACATCTAGTTTAATTTTTTCTATACGATATGTGCGTGGATCCATCTTGAGCATATAATCAAGAGATTCTGTAAGTCCGTAAGGAGGAACATAAATCATTCCATTGCTACCTACTGTAGCATAACTAAATGCTTGCGGTGTCAAACTTATCTCCAAAGGCACTTTTTAAATCACTTTTTAGTTTTGTTAATACTTCTTTAGGATTATAAATGCCAACGTTATCCCAATCAACCATATACATATTATCTCCGTCGATTATAATATTACTTAGCACCCAATCTCCATGTGCATACGGTTCAGTTTCTTTTATATTACTAACACAAAAATTATAAATTTTATCTATAAATTCTGGAGTATGTTCAAACGTATTTGCAGGAGTGCCTGGAATAATATTAAAGCAAATATACATACTACTATCTTCAATGCCGTGCGATTGTACATAACCGGGCATTATATTATTTAGAACATCGACGTGCCATTCTAACCATTCCTCGTCAATGTAGTGCCAAACTTTTTTATAACAGTTGTTAAGTTTATAAACCCTACGTGCTTTTTCTTTGTTTACTTTAACTAATTCCATATGCTTGTGCTACTTCTGGTAAGTAGTCCTTAATATTTACACGTCTAAAGTTATCTAGTTTTGTAATTTCTTCAACAAAAATTCTTTGTTGATTTGTATCAGCAGGTTCACTAAACCAGTTTGTGTTAATTTTAAATTGTTCTTTTAAACTATCTGGAGCATTTTTAACGTGTAACCAATCGGGTTGAGAAAGGTAATTTTCCCAGACCTGCAAATTGTGTTTATCACTCCATTCTAATAATTCGTTATGGTATGCACTGTTCAGTATACTTAAACACGGAGCAATATCTGTCTTATACATATCTTTATAACGCAATGTATTTTCTTCTACAGTTTTCCAATCTGCGCCGTACCTAATGTATTCAATTCTTTTCCCTACAGAGTCCATACTTACACTCATTATAACACGATTAAAGCGTTTGAGCAAGTTGTGTACACGAGGATTAAATAAACTTCCGTTTGTATTAAACCGTATAGTAACACTTGAGTCTAGTCTTTCTAAAAACTGTGGCAAGTGTTTAACCATCATAGGTTCGCCTCCTGTCAGGTAAACTTCTTTTAATGGCAAGTTTTCAAAGTAGTGTAAAAATTTTTCATCATACCAGTTGTAATTTTTTACATCTAGTACAGTATGATATGGATTTAAGTTTTGTCTAGCCATTTCTGCGGCTTCTTCTGCAATGCTACTACTTGCACCACTATGACAACTTATACATTTAAAATTACAACTATTACCAAAACGTAAATCTAAGTGTGTTATATCAGGACCGTAAAAGTCCTTTTGTTGACGTCTGCTAGGTATTCCTGCTTCTTCATGTTTCTTGCAAGTAATACAAGCATCAGGCCATTCGTCTTTTGCTAGAAGTTCTTTAGCATTTATAACAGGTTGACTGTTAAGCCATTGTTGCGGAGTATGTGTATGCACAGTTTCTACATTATCAGGCTCGTTACTAGTACAGCATAATCGATACTGTCCGTTTGCCGCAATGTATACGTGACTTTCTAAAAGTTTACATCTCATAGCATATGAGCCTTATGCATTAAATCATGTACATTATCTGTAACTTCTGTTAATTCAACACTTACAATATTTTTATATTTGCTTAACATTCTTGTCCAAGAGTCTCTGTTTAAATTATATACATTGTTCCAATCTAATGGCATAACTAATTTTCCAACAACAATGTATCCTAACGCCATATCTAATGTAATTGGCTTATCTGTATTTTTCTTATACCAATCAACAAAATGTTTTGTAACTGTAAACGGAGTATCGTATGCAGAACGATATAACATATATCCCTCGCAATTAATATGCTGTTGGGTAACTACTTCGTTAATCCTATCACCTTCGCCTCTGCCACAAATTTCTAACCAATGTTTACCTAGTGTATTGTAACCCATACACAGGTCTCCAAAGTTTCTGTCCATTCTAAAGTATAATAGATCTTCGTTTTCAATTGGCAACGTAGTAGCGCCTTCAAATCTAAAAAAACTATTAAGACGGGGCGAGTCTTGATTACTTAAAAATTGTTCATAAACGTGTATTAATCTATTTAACCTATCGTAATCTTCTGAATGATTTTTATTTTCTATAAGTTTGTGTAATTCGCTTAGAGAAGCATTTGGATCAATATTTAAATTAGTTGTAATATTTACAATTTCTTGCTTTAATTCTTCTTCATCTTTTGTATCTAATACAAAACTTGTTTCCTGTACTAGTGGTTTATTAATATTTTGTTGTAACAAATACAAAAATTTGTTTGCTGGGTGATGATCGTATAGCACATATGTTAATGGTAATAACTTCTCGCCGTTAGAATATGTTACGGTAATACCAGGCTTATTACAATATATTTTTTCAGGCAATAAATATTCCATATGCAAATAGTTTCTCTTACAAACCACCATCCAAAAAATCGAGTTGATATCAACTTTCAAATGGGTAACACTTGTAATTATGCCTGTTGGTACTGTTTCCCTGGCAGTCATGAAGGCACATATCGCTGGCCTGATCTGGATTTAGCAACTAAAAATTTAGAACATATTATTAACTGCTATAAAGAAATTGGTAAAACAGAATTTCAAATAGACCTAATTGG